GATTTTCTGGTGGCAAGTCTCTAGTAAATGTAGACTCGGTTGATATGGATGAGTTGAGACTAGAACATGGTCTGATTGCATCTGGAGGCTGGGACGCATTACGATTTAAAGATTATCAATATGATTACATCAAGGAACTAGTGGCGAGCGGCGAGGATCTAGGTAAACCGGCAAGAATAAAACTGTCTACTATACATGCAGTTAAAGGAGAAGAAGCAGAGAATGTAGTTTTGTTTACAGATTTAGAAAGAATTATTTACGAAGCAGCTCAGGTAAATAAAGACACTGAACATAGATTATTTTTTGTTGGTGTGACAAGAGCAAAAGAAAACTTATTCATAATGAATCAAGGTTATGAATATCAATACAACATAGGAGAAGAAATAATATGACAAACAAAGACATATTTAGTCAAGCCTTTCCACAAGATAAGCAGATAGGCGGAAGTCACTACAAAGACTTTTACATTCAACCATATGAATTTATATCAAAAAATGATCTCTCGTTTTTTCAGGGAAACGTAATTAAGTACGTGTGTAGATATTTAAATAAAAATGGTATACAAGATTTAGAAAAAATAATTCATTATTGTGAATTAGAAATCAAAAAGATGAAAGATACATATGACATCGACAGTAAGAAAAAAAATAAAAGTAAGTAAATATAATTTTTATTTAGAAATATATCCTGTAAGAGAAGGATGTAATGGTAAAGAAGGACCTTTTTATGAAATCTTTCCTGAAGATTATCATGCAGCTCTTTATGCTTTTAGTAATAAAGAAAGTTTAAATAAAAAAATAAAAGATAAGTATTTATGAACATAATAGCAGTTCATGATTTGTGCTTTTATACATTATGTACTTATTATTTTTGGGGTAAATTAATATGATGTTTCAAGCGCAAACGGAATGGACATGTCCAGAAAATTTTCCTGATTTAAGTAAAGCAAAATATATTGCAATTGACTTAGAGACTAAAGATCCTAATCTTAAATCAAGAGGATCGGGTGCAGTTATTGGTGAAGGTGAAATAATAGGTTTTGCATTAGCTGTAGATGGTTGGTCAGGGTATTACCCAATAGGACATAGAGAAGGGAATTTAGATAAAAGAATTGTACTAGATTATATAAAAGAAGTTTGTGCAACAGATGCTGTTAAAATATTTCATAATGCAATGTATGATGTCTGTTGGTTAAGATCATACAATATAAAAATTAATGGTTTTATTGTTGATACAATGGTGATGTCATCATTGATTGATGAAAATAGATTATCTTATACTTTAAATAGTATTGCGTTTGAATATTTAAGAGAAGTTAAAGATGAAAAAGGTTTAAAAGAAGCAGCAGAAGCTGCTGGTGTAGATGCAAAATCTGAAATGTATAAACTTCCGGCGATGTATGTAGGTGCTTATGCAGAAAAAGATGCTGAACTTACATTAGAATTATTTAAAGTTCTTTCACGTGAAATACAAAAACAAAATTTATCTGAAATATTTGATTTAGAAACACAACTATTTCCTTGTTTAATTGATATGAAATTCAAAGGAGTAAGAGTAGATGTACAAGCAGCACACCAATTAAAACAGTCAATGGTGCAAGAAGAACAAGAGTTATTATTAGCAGTAAAAAAAGAAACAGGAATTGAACCGCAGATATGGGCAGCCCGAAGTATCGCGAAAGTTTTTGACAAACTTGATTTACATTATGAAAGAACTTTGAAATCACAAGCACCATCCTTTACTAAAAATTTTTTATCTGAACATAAACATCCATTAGTACAAAAGATTGCTAAAGCAAGAGAAATAAATAAAGCACACACAACGTTTATAGATACAATATTAAAACATGAGCATAGAGGTAGAATTCATGCGGATATTAATCCAATACGTTCTGATCAAGGAGGTACAGTTACTGGAAGATTTTCATATTCTAATCCTAACCTGCAACAAATTCCTGCAAGAAATAAAGATTTAGGACCAAAAATACGATCACTGTTTATACCAGAACAAGATCATACTTGGGGATGTTTTGACTACTCACAACAAGAACCAAGATTAGTTGTGCACTATGCAGCAACAACAGATCCAATTATGTATGATGATTCTGTTACACAGATTGTAGAAAAATTTAAAAGTGACACAGTAGACTTTCACCAAACTGTTGCAGACATGGCAGGTATATCTAGAAGTAATGCTAAGACAATTAATCTTGGATTATTTTATGGTATGGGTAAAGCAAAACTACAAGCAGAATTAGGTTTATCAACTAAAGCTGAAGCAGAAAATTTATTTAATCAATATCATGAGAATGTTCCATTTGTTAGAGAGTTAATGAATAGAACTTCACAACATGCTCAACTATCTGGATCCATTGGAACATTATTAGGACGTAGATGTAGATTTAATAAATGGGAACCAAACACTTTTGGTATGCATACTCCTATGTCTTTAGAAGAAGCAGAAAGAACTTATGGTAGAGGAAGAATTAAAAGAGCTTTTACATACAAAGCTTTAAATAAATTAATTCAAGGGTCTGCTGCAGACATGACTAAGAAAGCAATGTTAGATTTATATAATGAAGGTATTATACCGCATATACAAATACATGATGAATTAGATATTTCTGTAGAGTCACCTGAGCAAGCTAAAAAGATAATTGAAATTATGGAGAATGCTGTTACACTAGCGGTCCCAAATAAAGTTGATTATGAATATGGCAATACTTGGGGTGAAATACATGGGTAAATATTATGGCATATTTAAACGCAAACATTCCTCCAATCTATTGCAAAGTAAGGAAGGAGTATCTTTATGATCTTAAAGAACATCAGGGAGAGTCTAGTGACTGCGTTATCTTTGGTCTGGTCTCTATTTCAGGTCGCGCACTCTTATTTAATATCATGTTACCCAATGGTGCATGCTATTGGCGTTTGCCTATATCAGCGTTTTTTCAAAAAGAGTTTTCCCGAGCCGATGTGCCGGATATGCAGGCGAACGAATTACAGTTGTGGAACTGTTTTAGTTATTGGCCTAGTGTGCATTGTTTTGATTGGTTGGCTGGTATAGACGGAAAATATCTAGGAAAAGATAAAAAATTCTATCATGGACAATATCTTTTTACAGTTGACTGGGCACATCCAGAGACTAATATACTTAATACAGAACATTCTGAAATACCTCAAGAGCATAAGTGTGCACATATATTGGCTCTTGATAACGGGAATTATGCAGCTCAGCCTAATAATCGCATTCTGTGGCATGTTAATTCATACACTACTGATAACAGCTGGCCTGACTATAAAGTACAAAACACTGTCTGGGATGTCGAAACTTCGGACTGGGTTACAGAAGATTCTGATAAAATGTTCTATGAAATAGAACCAAAGGAGGAGTAATGAGAGATACGAAAACAATTGAAACGTTTTTAAAAAATAAAGAACAAAAAGAAAAACAAATGAATTTGTTTAAAAATTTAAAAAAAGAAGTTGAAACCGGAGCTAACGGTACACAAAAATATGTTATTAAAGAAGGACCGAACAAAGGTAAGGTAGCAAGCAAATGAAAAAATATTGTAAGATTTGTAATCACCGATGTCACTGCGTAGGTCAAGGTTATTATGTAAGTGGTAATAAATGTGACGCATGCATTTGTGATAATTGTAACTGTGGTGGTGTTAAACTAGGATCTGCTGTCAAGAAAAATTTTTGGCAAAAAATAAAAAATTGGTTGTTCTAATGTTTGACAAATTCATGTATACTTTTTTCGGAAAAATTGATGATCTATTTATGAAAATAGACATTATGTTTGAAACAATCTGGAAAACTTTTACAACTAAACGTAAACGAGGGAGAAAAAAATGAAGAATTGTAAAAAATGCGAACAAGAATTTCAACCAAAAGACGACCTAGACATTTTCTGTAGTCAAGATTGCAAAGAAGAAGCATTAGCGGAGTTAGATTCTGATTCCGATGAGTGTTTATCATGTCAATAAAAATCAACGAGAACACAAGTATTGGTCTTCCGTTAAGGAACTTAATAGGTTTGATCGCAGCCATAATTGTTGGCGCGTGGTTTGCATTTGGTGTGATTGAAAGACTTAATAGATTAGAAACTAAAAATCAATTGTTTGAAAA